GCCAGCATGTGGAGCAGCGTGGCGTCGGTCAGCAGGCCGGCCGCCTTGATGGATGCGGCAAAAGCAGCCATGTCCTTCATGCCGGTCGGCGTCGGGCGCTTCTTCTGCTTCCACTGGAAGGCGACGGTCAGCGCATCCGGCCAGATGCCCAACATGAGCCACTGCCGCTCCAGCAACGGAAGCAGGACCTCCGCTTCCAGCCAGCCCTGCACGCTCTCGATGGCGTCTTCGTACTGAGTCTGCTTCTGCTCCAGGATGTCCCGGTTCAGGTCGGTGCCGTAGCCGATCAGTTCCAGCGGCACCGGCGAGGCCACGGCGAACGTCTGCACGTGGTGCTTGACGTCCTCGATCTCGCTCAGGTGCGCGTCACCCTGGACGACCTGGAGGCCCCCGGCTTTGTTTATAAATAGGTCGCCGGTCGCCGCAAACGGGTCATTGAGCACGGGCGCATTAGCTGCCTTATATGCCTCAATCTCGGCTGTGCTGGCGCCCTCCAAAATATGCACGTAGCGCAGACCGCTGCGGGTCTTGCGCCGGATGGCAATGTCGAGCTCGCCTTGCGTCATGCGCTTGTACGCCTTGCGGGCACTGGCGAACATGGGCGTGCCGTAGCGGGAACCTTCATCCCGGTCCCAACGCACATGGACGATCTGCCACTCGGGGAAGAACGTCGCGTCGGCCGGCGGCGTCTCGTTGAACGTGGGCCGGTCCGTCCAGTAGAAGGCGGCGCCGGGGTCGTAGAAGCGGTCGAAGTCGTCAGACCAGCGGAACATCTCGAGCGTAGGCTTGCGGGTAATCTCCACGATCTCCCCGTTGGCCGCCACCCCCAACTCAAGGAATGAGTCGCCGTCACGGAACGTCAATCGGGCCCAATCGTCGATGCGGGTGGGCAGCTTGATGCGGGCGAACAGTGCATCGGCGACGGCCTGCGCCTGGTCGGCGCGCGGCCCGGTGATTTGCAGCGTGACCCCACCCTTCGTTGCGTCGCGCGCCAGGGTCGCCAGCGCCTGCTTGGCGCGCGGGTCGTCTGCCACCATGTCCCGGCATTCGGCAATGCGGCTGCGCCGGTCCCGTTGCGTAGTGAAGGTGACGGTCGCCGGTGCGGACGGCCTGGTGTCCTGTGTCGTCACGACGGGCAGCGCAGTGTTGCGCCGGCCCCAGAGGGCAGTGAAGCGGTCGAGGATGGTGGGCATTATCCAAACATCTCCTGTATCGTCGCCTGACTCGTTACCTGCGCCGGGGCCGTGGCGACCTGACCAGCCTCCTGCCAGCGAATGATTGCCTGCGTGAATGCGTCCACATCGTCATCATGCGCGGCGTTGGGAAAGGCCGCTGCGCTGCCTATGAACTGCCCCACCCAGGGAGCAATGAGCGGGTGAGGGAGATACACATTGCCGGATTCCACCTCGGGTGCGGCAGCGTAGGCCCTCGACACCTTGCCGCCCTCGGGATCGACGGCAATCAGTCCGGCAATCTCCTTGTGCAGCATCTGGATGACCGCCGGCCCGTTGGCTTTGTCCTCAATCAAGATGGCGATGGCTTTGGGCCACTTGATGCGCCAGGACCGGATGGCATCCATCGTGGCGACGATGCCCAGCCGCTCGCAGATGTAGTCGAGGAGGAACTTGTCAGCGCCCAGCCGGCCCAGGACCTGGCCGGCAACGAAGTCACTCGTCGCCGTGTCCTTGAATGAGCAGTCCCACGATTGCAGCAGATCGTCGAAGCGGGCCGGCAGCTCGACCGCCTCTACCTCGATGACCGATGAATCCGCCATTGTGACGGTCACCGGCGGGAGGTTGGCCCCTCGCGGCTGCCAGTAGCGCCAGTGATGGCGCTTGAAGATCTCGCCCTCGTCCGGCGCCGGCCGCTGCTGGTAGAGGCTGGCCCAGTCACGTTCACCCACGACGGCCCGCTTCCGCCGCATCTCGGCAGCGTCCCAGCGCATCGGCCAAAGTACCTCGCCCGGCCGGCGAGGGTCGTACGCGGCGACCGGCTCCTCGGCCACGGCCGGCAGCGTGATGACGGTCCACTGGTCGGCGTTGGGGTCGGACTTGGCTTTTTCCAGCAGGCGGCCGGCCAGGTCGTCCTCGTGCCACCTGGTCAGCACAATCAGGATGTTGCCGCCGGGCGCAAGGCGGGTGTAGAAGGTGGACGTGTACCACTCCTCGACTGTCTGCCGGTAGGTGGCGCTGTTTGCCTCTTTGCGGTTCTTGACCGGGTCGTCGATGAGCAGGTACCGGCCGCCCATGCCGGTGAGCGAACCGCCAACGCCTACGCCCATGTAGTAGCCCCTGTGACCCACCACCTCGAATAAGTCCGAGTTGCGCAGAAAAGAGCCGTCGGCCACGCTGCGCACGTTCTTGCCCCACAGCTGCGTCTCGGGAAACAGGCGCCGGTACTCGGGGCTGTCGATGATGCGCTGCACGTCCCGGTTCATGCGTCTGGCCAGGTCGGCGCCGTAGCTGGCAGCGATAATCCAGGCGTCCGGGTCACGGCCCAGGATGAACGCCGGCAGCCGGCGGGATACAAGTTCACTCTTGCCGCTGCGAGGCTGCACGAAGATCATAAGCCGCTGGTCACGCCCCGTAGCGAAGTTGTCAAGGTGCTCACCCAGCAGACGATGGTGCCAGTTCACCTCATACCCTGGGTATGTGTACGTCGTGAAGTCGAGCAGGTGCCGGCGGGCCAGCTCCGCGTCGACGTCATCCAGCGTCGGCAACACCATCGGTTACGCTACTTGGCGCCGCCTGCGCCAACAGGCCCCGCAGCTCACGCAATTGTTGGCTGGTCAGCTTGGACAAGTCGTGCTTCTCGACGTGTTCAGTCTGGATGGGGCCGCCGTTCCGCCCTGTGACTTCGATACGGTCAAGCCCGTTAGCTTTGGCCAGCAGCGCAAGCGCCGCCTGGGCATCGTAGAACTCGATCTCTTTGCCCCACTGTGTTGGCTTGACCTTCTTGATGAGATGGCCTTTGCCATCGCTAATCATCTTGCCAAGATCCACCGTACCGTCGGCAGTGAAGTAGCCAGAATACGCCGCCCGCCCTTGCTCAGTGAGGCGCGCGAGCACCTCATCAGCAGACATAGTAATTTCGGCCTTGCGGCGCTCGATTTCGGCGGAAATGCTAACATTTGCTAACAGCCGGCTGCCTTGCTCGCTGGCTGTGTGCTCTGAGTAGCCAGCGCGACGAGCCGCCTCAGATGCGTTCCAGCATTTGAGGTATTCGGCAACAAACGCCTGCTGCTTACTCGTAAGTGCCATCGCTCGCTACTTCCCGTCGTCCAGGCGCAGAATTAGCACCTGCAAACCATCCGCCACCCGCTTGAGCGAATCCTCCAGCCGCAACAGCCGCGCATCGACCATACCACGTCGGGCGGCGAGCTCCTCCTCGAACACGTCCTGGCGCAGCGAGAGTGTCTGGATCGTATCGACCAGGCGCACCAGTTCGGCGATCACAACCTGGTCGAACGTGCGCACGTCCGGTGTGTGCCCATCGCCATCCATGCCGCGCCGCGCCGCCTCCAGCAGCCGCGCCTCGGGGCTGCGCAGATCGTGTGGTGTCTCTGGTGCGTCGGGGTCGTGCTGTAGATCATGCATAACGGTACACTGCCTTTGCGGTTACGATGTAGACGACGACGGGCAGCACCAGCAGGCCCGCCGCGAGAATCAGCAGGCGCGTCATGGCGCCACCTCATCTACGATCGCCTTGCCCATGAAGGTCAGCGCCATCGACGCGAGGGCAATGATCTCCCCCGGCAGCGCCTTGTCCTGCCCGGCCAGCCACAGCGCCCCCGCCACGACGCCCAGCACCGTCAACCCGAACGCGACGACGATAATCAGCGTTGACCAGCCTATCACCCGCTTAGGCGTGCCGGGGGCAAACGTCGCCGCCGGCGCGGGCGGCTGTTTTGCCAGGTCGGGGCTGCTTTGCTGGTCCAAGTACAATGTTCCTGGCGGTTCCTCGCCTGCGATTGTATTGCCGTAGTCGTCCGTCATCGCCACTTCCTTCCGGTGCCTATGTAGCGCCATGCGTGCGTTGCTAGGACTACGATAGCACCACGTGAGGAACGCCACGTTCCTCTGTTTCGTCAGGTTCTTCGCTGGGATGAAACTCGTACCACGTGCCGTTGTCGAGCGTCAGCGGCAATACACGGCTGATGCGCGCCATGATGGCGTAAGCGCCGCGCCGTGTCACGCCACACAATTCGGCTACTTCATTTGTCGTAAACTTGCGCCCCTTGCAGAGCAGGAACACGATAATTGCCACACGTTCGGTAGGTACTTCCGGGGTTACGCCCATTCCTCTCTCCCGCCAGAAACACGAAGGCCCGCCCCCGGTGTTGGCCGTGGCGGGCACGTTGATTATATCGTTGGATACCAGTACACCGTCGCGTGCCCGCCAGATGCACCGTCCCACACTGCGGCAATGATGCGCTGCTCGGGCGGATACCACACGCCCACCACGGTGCCGGCTGGCGGGGTATCGGTGCGGCCAAAACGCACGGATGGTTTACGGCGCGGCATAGCTGCTTTCCTCCCACCTGCGCACCACCGGCACGTACACCGCCTGGTGCTGCACCGTGACCGCCTCCAGCCCGTAGCTCTCCGCCGCGTGACAGCGGCAATCGGCATTGCGGCAGATGTGGTGCGTGTGCGAGATTGCGCCGTTGCAGGCGCAGTCTTTGTCACCGGCGCATTTGTGTTGGCGCTTCGCCGTGATTGCCATCAGATTGCCTCCCTTGCCTGTTGCTCCACCCACTCGCACCACACCAGGCAGCCGTCGGACGTGCGCTGCCATTCGACGCTGGGCGCACTGACCGCCGTCGCCCACAGGTCGCGGACGCTGTGCGGGACGGGCGTCATGCTCTGGAGGTACAGCCGCCATGTGTCGCCGGTGCGGCATAGCTGGATGTCCAAGGGGCCGACACGGCGCACGGTGGCGGCGCTGTAGGCTGTCGGCTCGGCCGCGATGGTGCGGCGCAGTTCGGTGCCGCACAGAATGGCAATGGCGGGGGTGATGGTGGTGTCGAGCATGGGTGTCCTTTCATTGATTTGAGTTGTTGCGCGCGGGTCAACCGGTGCGCGCAGGTAGTGGTGCGCGGTGACGGTAGCCTGTGCCCAGGCGAGGCCGGCAGCGTCGGCGAGGGTGATCGTGAGGGTGTGGGTCATAAGTGCTGAACGATGTGCGGATTCTCTAGCTTGATGTCCTGCCACTTCTGCCGCTGCTCTTCGTGCCATGTGTCGTAGACAGCATCCGGCCCCGGCCCTGCCAGCTTGCCGCCGGCCGCCCGCACTTCGGCATCCACGGCGCCCGCTGTCTCGCGTGAGAACGTGTGGAACACCTTGCGCTCACGAATTTTGCCGTTTTCGTAGGTGTACGTGGTCGCCACCAGCTTGACGCCAAAGCCGCCGATTCCGTCCGCCTCCCAGCGGAGCGGGAACGCCTCTTTGATT